TGGTTTAATCTCAATAATCATTTTTTTAATCTTACCATTATTCTCTCTGACCTTGATATAAAAATCAGGGAAGTATCTGTGGTATCGATTATCAACTGGAGAACGATAGGGGATGGTGTTTATTTCACTTCCCCATTCTAAAATATTTTCATTCATATCACAATATCTCATGAATTTACGCTCCCATAAGGAACGATAAATGATATTGTTTGGATCACCTTTATACTTTCTAGGATAAGATGGTTTGTAATATCCTTTATATGACATCTAAATAACTAATAATAAAGTAGTCGTATAGGTATTTAGAGTGGCTCGTCCTTATGTAAGAAGTATAAAACCTAATGAAGCTAAAGAAATATTTGGCAATCTTTCTCAAACTAATCACTATCAAGTGAGTTTTTCTGGACTGAATGTGCCGATTACAAATCACATTAGATCAAAGTTTGGAATAAATGATGTAGATAGATTCATGGGAACAAAGGGTGGAATTATGTGCTCTGATGCATCATTGCCATCCAGTTCTCTTGCAACCGGAGAAGTTAGAAATGATTTTATAGGTGTTCCACAAGAATTTGCACATACGAGATTATATACTGATATTGATTTTACATTTTACATTGACAATGACTATAAGATATTGAGAATTTTTGAAGGGTGGATTGATTATATTTCGAGTGGTTCTAATAGAGAAATTGATGAACTTTCAGATAATTATTATCGTCGAATGAGATATCCGGATAGTTATAAAGTTCAGTCAATGTTTATTTCAAAATTTGAAAGAGATTATAAACAGCAGTTAGATTATCAGTTTGTAAATGCATTTCCAAAACTCATGACTGCGATTCCGGTTTCTTATGGTGGTGCCGATATTTTAAAAGTTTCAGTGAGTTTTAATTATGATCGTTATATTGTAAATCCAAGAGGCAGGATTAGACAAAATCGAACAAGTTTCGATCCTCTTGGATCTTCTGTTTCTGCCAGTAAGCAAGCATCCTTATTGGGAAATGATTATAGTGCATATAATTCTCAGGTAGACTTCTTTGCAGAACCACAACAAAATATACCGTTTGGGAGTGTTAATATTGGATTGGTTCCGGGAGTCAATGCACCAGAAGCATCAATACTACCTGCTCCAGAAAATCCTGATTGACCATCTAAATAATCATATCTGAATTGTATCGCATACTATGCCTTTACCCAAAATTAATACTCCAACATATGACTTGACGTTGCCTTCGACTGGAAAGAAAATCAAATATAGACCTTTTCTTGTGCGAGAAGAAAAGATTTTGATTATGGCAATGGAATCTGAAGAGATGTCAGAGATTACCAATGCCATTATACAAATTCTTGGAGATTGCATTCTGAGCAAAGATGTCAAGATAGAATCTCTTGCAACATTTGATATTGAATATCTTTTCCTGAATGTTCGTGCAAAGTCGGTTGGTGAAACCGTCGATGTTAATATTACATGTCCTGATGACGGTGAAACTCAAGTAGAGATGACCATTCCTGTCGATAGCATTAGAATTCAAAAAATAAGGGGTCATAAAAACATTATCAAACTTGATGATGATCTTTCTATGAAACTTCGATATCCTTCTCTGAAGCAATTCGTAGAAAATAACTTTGAAACCAATGATGGAAATAGTGATGTTGGACAATCACTTTCAATGATTTCTTCTTGTATTGAAATGATTTATAATCAGGAAGAGAGTTGGGAAGCATCTGACTATTCAAAAGAAGAACTTGATGAGTTTATTGAGCAACTGAATACTAAACAGTTTAAAGAAATTGAATCTTTCTTTACAACAATGCCTAAACTTTCTCATACAGTCAAAGTTAAAAATCCAAATACTAAAGTAGAATCTGAAGTTGTCCTTGAGGGTCTGGCAGCTTTTTTCAGTTAGGTATGGCTCATACCAACCTTGAGTCATACTATAAAATCAATTTTGCCTTGATGCAGCACCATAAATATTCATTAACAGAACTAGAAAATATGATTCCGTGGGAGAGGGAAGTTTATCTTACACTACTCCAACAATATATTGAAGAAGAAAACCTAAAAGCGCAGCAGCAGAGTGGAATCTAATTTAGACATAAAGACACCAAAACTAAACGTCCAAAATGTCTCATCGGCAGTTTTTGGGAAGGATGGTGGATCCAATGGTTCTATGAAAAATATTCATGGAACCATTAGTAAATTAGCAGGACATGTTAGAAAAGCTGTAATCCGTATCGGTGCATTAGAAAAAAGAGTTGATTCTCAAGAAGAAAAAACTACAAAAATAATCAATATTCTAAAGACTCAAAAATCAAATGTAGGTGGAAAAATACCTGCGACCGGAGGACAAAATAACTTAGAAAAAGAATTAGCAGAAGTCAATAAAACTCTCGTAGAAGTACAAAAAGAACTTCAGAGATATTTCTCATTTCAGGCAAAAACTGATAAGGAAGAAAAAGCAACTCTCTCTAGAGAGCAGTCAAAGAAAAAATTAAAAGCAGAAGAAAGTGAACTGAGAAGATCTTCAAAAAAACTTGGATCTTCTATAAAAGAAAGTGCCAATAGTATTGCAAAACCAGTGGCAGGTATCTTTGATAGTATTATGGATTTTGTTGGCACTCTTCTTCTCGGAATTGGATCAAATGCAATATTCGAATGGTTGAAGAATGAAGAAAATAGAAAAAAAATAGGTGAATGGTTCTCTTGGATTAAAGAACACTGGGTATGGATTGTTGGAGTGCTAGGAGCAATCGCATTATTACCACTTATTGGTGTATTAGGAAGTGTTCTTACAATAGTTGGAAGTGTTGTTGGTGTACTTTTATCTGCTATCACACCTTTACTTGGTTTACTTGCTTCTCCAGCACTGTTGACGTTCTTGGCTTTGATGGCCGCAGAGGCTATTGCACCAGCACGGACTGCAGAATATGATCAAACTAGTGGTGAAAAGGCAGTATATATGGATCCAAGTCGTCAAATAGAACAACCAAACAAAACTGGATTTTTGGGAATCGGGAATGAAAATACAAAGGAACATAAAACGTTTAGGGCAAAGCAATTAATTTATACGATTGAAAGTATAGAAGGTGATCGAGAATATTCAAATTGGGAAGAAAATGCACAAAAAAAATACAATGATGCTGTTGCTTTCTTACAATTAGATAAAACTAAAGTATTATCTAGATTGACACCAAGAGTCGAATATTCAAAAAGATTGCAAAAATTTCTGACTGATAATCCCAACAAAGGAATGGGTGATTTTGGAGAACAAGAACCTACAAGATATATTCCTTTAGACATGAATACACTCAAAAAAAGAAAAACAGGTGGACCTGTGCAGGCAGGAACACCATATCTTGTTGGTGATCAATTGGGAATGAAGACTGCGGAGATTTTCGTACCAAATGTTGATGGAAATATCATAAGCAATGAAAAGACTAATAAAATTGTTGAGATTATAAAGTCCAAAAAAAGAGGTCGTGGTGGAGTGAACATTACCACACTTCCAATGCAAATGAATGAACTCCCTCCACCAGAGGTGAAAATTCCTGGAGGAATGAACGCAACTGATGTTCCAGATATTTCCAGTGTCAATATGGCAGATCCATATAGAAATATGGTATCAAGAAATATTCTTGGCATAACAGTATAATAAAATGGCCATACAACTTATTTTAGGATTAGGAAAAACATTTGCAAAAAAATCTACGAGAAAGTTTGTATCGCAAAAAATAAAACAATCTGCACATAAGAAAGAAAAAAATTTACTGAATTCCAAAAAAGGAAAGGATACTAAAGGCACAAGTATAGAAGATACTACTAATAGTGAAGAAGAAAGTTCTATTTCACGCAAAAAAATAACTCCAGCAGATTTAAAGATAAAATCTGCATCTTCTTCGGAACCACAGATAGTTCAATTAAAAATAAATGTAAAAAACATTCATAGTTTTTTACTTAAACAAAATAGGCATTCAAAAAAGGTAAGTTCTGAAAATAAAAAACTAACAAGTAGGGAAGCAAGTGCAATAAAATTAAATTATGAGGTAAAAAAATTCAAATCTAAACCAATAGAAGATATTACTAAAAATGTAAAGAAATCAATAACTTCTAGTGGTAATATTTTAGATAATATAATGGAATTTGCCACACTTATACTTCTTGGCATATGTGTCAATGCACTACCAAAAATTGTTGCTGTTGTAAAGGAAACTATTGATAATATAGTAGAATTCATAACTCCAATACAAAGTGGATTTGAACTCGTAAAGGCTTGGTTTACTGGAGATTTGGACCATCCAAAATATGACGCAGATAAAAAAAGATTAAATGATTCCCTCAAGAATGTTGATAAAGATGGTGGATACATAGATCAACTTGCAGATAAATTGGGTCCATTTGGAATTGTTATAAGACAACTAAAACCTTTGGCACGAGTATTGAGGGCAAAGATTCGTGGTAGTAACATAGTTTTAGCAAAAGAGGGAGGAAAAGAGGGTTTTTATAACGTTGATACGGAGACTTTTACCGAAAGGCAATGGACATCTAGTGAAAGAGAAGAATATCAAAGAACGGGTGAAGGTGATGGAGGAGCTGGTGCTGAAGGAGCTAGTGGTTCGGGATCAATAAGGACATCAATAAGAACTATTGATTCTGGAGGTGACGTTATATCCGCGGGAGGAACTAATTCAACACAAGTTTCTGGATATCCAATCAACAGTCACTATGGAAGGAGAACACATCCGGTAACTGGTGAAAAAGGAAAACTTCATCCCGCACTTGATATTGGGACTCCGGAGGGAACCGCAGTCGCTCTTTCACATCCAGGTGTCATTACATCATCTTTTTTGCAAGGTGGTGTAAATCGTGGTTATGGAAACATGATTGATGCCTGGGTTCCTGCATTGAATACTCACTTTAGATTTGCACATTTGAAGGAGAGATTGAAGGCAGCAGGAGAAAAATTTAAGGCAAATGAAATTTTGGGATATACTGGTGGAGCAAAAGGTCTTGCTAGAAGTGGAAGTTCTACTGGACCACACCTACACCTTGAAGTTGATAATATAAAAGGTGGAAAGCCTTATGGAGGAGGAAGTAAAAGTCTTACTTATGAGATGGCAAAACATGTCAAATTAGGATCACAATCATTAAGTTCTGAATCCAATGATGGAAGTGGTGGACTTGTACTTGAACCAATAAAACCAATGGTGGACAAATATCCAGAATTGCCAAGTAATAATATAAGTAAATATTATTATCTTCAACCACAAACGACAATAAGAACAGAAATTATTTCCTTTCCAGTTTCAGAAACTAGTATTTCATCCAGAAATCAAGTATCGGAAATTAGTGAAATATGGGAGCAATAGTTAGATGAATAATACAAACAAGCAACTTAAGATTACAAAATTAAATCTTGGCAATATCCGCAGTGTTTTGGTAAAAGCAAATTCGAAACAAGAAAAAAAGTATAAAGATAAGAGTACAATAGAAAAAAAGAAAAAAAGTAAAGAAAAATTAAAAGGAAAAGAAAAAGCATTGAAGTCTCCACTCAATGGATCTTTGGGAAAAATACAAAGATCTGTAGAATCTGGAACTGGTGGAAATATGTTTGATAAATTATTTGAATTTTTGGGAATACTTATTCTTGGCATTGTTATAAATGGAATCAGACCTATTTTGGCAACCGCAAAAGATATGTTCGATAATATCGTGAGTGTTTTTATTCCACTTCAAAGTACTCTTAAACTTACTTGGGCATTTATTACTGGTGAAGATATGAATGATCCAAAATTTGATGTGGATAAGAAAAGAGTTCAAGATGGAATGGAAGAAATATCTGAAATTAAAGATAAAATTCTTGATAAATTGGGACCATTGAAAGGTCCAGCAGAACAGTTAGGATCTATTGTTGCAGGAAAACTTGGATTGATTCAAAATGCGTCTAAAAATTTGGTATTTGCTAGAAGAGGAAGTGAAGAGGGATTTTATGATAAAAAAAGAAAACAATTTACACCAGCATCCTGGACAAAGAGAGAAAGAAGTCGTGTGGGAGAAGAAACTGAAAGGGTTGAGGGAAGAGTTATGGGAAAAGGTGAAAGAGGTCCAGACATTATATTATATGGAGGAGAAACTTCTCCAGAGGTATCGAATCCAGAATCTTCTGGAACTGAACCAATAAACAAAGATGATCCAACTGCCATGCGAGATGATCACCATCCCTCCTCTGTTAGAGCATCTCCTGGAGGAACTGGTGTTCCGTTTGAGGCAGGAACTAGATATAAAAACGGAAAGATATTTTTACATTGGACTGCTGGATCCTATATGAGTACTTATGGTACATATCATACGATATTTACTGGTGATGGTAAAGCACATAGAAAGGCATCATATAATACCTTTAGAGATGGACATACTTGGGGTAGAAATAATGAAGGTGTTGCATTAAGTATAGCTGCTCTTGGTGGCAAAACATCAAGTGGTCGGTGGCCAAGTGAATACGACCATGGGCGGTTTCCAATAAAAGACATACAACTAAATGCCATGGCAGAAGAGATTGCAAGATTGGCACTTGCATGGGATTGGAAAAAGAGTGATATAAAATTGGGGAGAGTTTATACTCACGCAGAAATTGCTAGGGAAGAGAGACCTCCATATGGTCCAAGATCTAAAGACCCAGATACAAAATGGGATTTATGGAATTTAAAATCAAATGGACCACTGTGGTCAGGTGGAAATATAATTAGAAACATGGCCAAACAGCATTATGATAGATTGAAGGGTGGTCAAGGTGGTTCAGACAATCATAATAATTTTAGAAGTGATTTCAAAAATAAAAATGAAAAAAGAATGTCTGCTATAAATCAACCAATGTTTGAAGATTTGGATGATGAAGAAGAAGTAGTGGATATAGTTGTTCAACCAGTAAATACTGTTATGACTAGATATTCATATGTTCCCCTTCCACAAAAAACTCAGAATATGAATTCATCTACACCATCAAGACATTCCCAGATATGGAGCACATAAAATAAATGGCAAGTTCAGCAGACGCAGCAAATTATCAATTACTTACGATATCCAAAAACGGTAAAGAAGTTCGTTTGGACGGAAAGACGACGAGTTTTGATTATTATGAGAGTTTATTGTCTCCAAATGTAACAGCAATCATGACATTTGTGGACACTGGTGGTGCAATAGAATATGAAAAGGAGTATGATAAGCAAGAAAGATTGGGTGGAATTTATAATGCACTTCCTTTGACCGGTGATGGGTCAGAAGAAGTAAAGTTCAAGATTGCATCTGGAATGGGAACACTCGATTTCTCCAGAACTCCATTATATGTAAATGGCGCAGTAAATCCGGATCAAGAATCGCAAAGAGAATCGATTATTCTGAGTTTAGTTTCAAAATCTGCGATTACAAATCAAGAGACACACGTCAAAAAGAACTATGCAAATAGGACTAATATTACTGATGCTGTAGAATCGATAGCAAAAAATATTCTCAAACTTGATAAACTTCAGGTAGATAAAACATCAAATAGGCATCCTTTTATAGGCAATAATAAGTCACCATTTGATGTAATTTTAATGTTAGCATCAAAGTCTGCACCAGAAAAAGGAAATCCTGGATTTTTCTTTTATGAAACCAAGGATGGTCATAATTTCAGATCAATCGATAGTCTAATTGATCAAGAACCTGTTGCAACATATTATAAGTCAGAAATTACAAAGTCAAGTGCAAATTCCAATAACGACTACAAGATTTCATCATTCAGCATTAATAAAAATCAAAACCTAATCAATGCTCTGAAATCTGGGGTTTATTCGAATCGTAGAGTGGTTTTTAATCCAAAAACATTTAAAGAAGAGGAGGTTGATTTTAATCTAGAATCTTTAGAGAAGGCATTGGGAAAGAAAGAAGTACCAAGACCAAAAGATACAAAGTATACAAGGGTATTGTATAGCATAAAAGATGTTGGAGCACTTTCACCAGAAGTCAAAGAAAGTAATCAAGGTGATGTGAATGCTTATCAGGGACTGGTTCAAATGAGATATAATTTGTTATTTACACAAGTAGTAAAAATGCAAGTTCCTTGCAATCCAAATCTTAAGGCAGGTGATATAATCAAATGCAATTTAGAAGTTATTACGAGAAGTGAAAAAGAAATTGGTATTGCGGATCCTGTTCAGAGTGGCAAATATTTGATTCTTGATCTATGTCATCACTATGATCCTGAAAGGTCATTTACTGCAATGACCCTTGTTCGTGATACCTATGGACTATATACTAATAAAAGCTAGAGATGGCAAATAATATCGGATACGATATCGGTAATAATAAATGGTTTCTTGGTCAGGTTCCTCCTGGACAGAATCAGCACAGGGAAGGTGTTTTATGGAAAGATGCACACGGTGATAGAGTAAAGGTCAGAATACCTGGAATGCATCCAATGTCTAGTAATGATGATGCTACTGAAGTATTGGATCCTGAACTGCCTTGGGCAATTGTTGCAAAGCCAACAACGCACGGAAATCTCAATAATCAATCAAGTGGTATCTGGGGTGGAGAATGGGTTATTGGATTCTTTTTAGATAGTGATTGTCAGATTCCAGTAATCACTCAAGTATTAGGTAATAACTATCCAGGAGAAATCAGAGAATCAACAAACGGAACTACTCTGGGAAAGAGAGTAAAAAGATATACTAGTGGCAATCCATCAAATAATACTCAAATCAAAGCACCTAATGCAGCAAAGTCCAAGTTTGAAAAAAAAGATCTGCCAGGACCTAAAGAGAAAGTTATACCACCACAAGAACAATCTGAAGAACAACCTGTAGGATTTTCGGAGTCAGAAGGTGTAATACAACCAACACAAGAAGAAGATGATTTCTTTGAGGGTACTGCCGAACCATTAGATCCATCTGAAGATGCTTTTGGTAGCACTATAGAGCAAACACCTGCTGAAGCAGCTGCTCAAAGAGAAAGAATAAGACAAAAACAGACAGTTGAACGAGCAATTGGAAAAATGAATACTGGTGATATTCAAGGTCAATCTGGAGGAGTTGCTGTAAATAGAACTCCTACTCCAGATGAACTTCAAAAATTTGAATCTAAAGGATATAGATATGTTCCCGATTCTGATGGTGGTGGGAGAATTGTTAAAAATGTGGGGCAAAACTATGGATAATAAATATCAGAACTAGGAGGTATAATAGTATATGACGGTTTCTTCTCAGGATAAGTTACTTCTAAAAAAACTCTCATTAGCAGAAGCAAGAGGTGAGGGTGTTGTTGGACAGGCACTTGTCATTAGAAGTGTTTTAAATAGACAGGCTGTCGTAAAATCTGGAAATACTGCTTTTGGAAGAGATTCTTCTATTAGAGGTATTGTTTATGCACCGTCACAATATGCACCAACAAGAGATGGATCTTTAGATGGTAGAGGAAGACCTTGGACTGCTCAAGAATTAGCATTAGCAGAGGAAGCATATCAATTAGCATTAAATCCAGCAGAACTTCAGAGACAAATTGAATCTGATGGGGTTAGTTCTACAACAGCAAGAGGATTAGTATTATCCACCGGATTTGATTCTTTAGGTGGTCAAGGTAGATCTGATCAGATTACATATAGGGGACATGTATTTGTTCAAAATGCAAACAATTATGGAGTTACGGGAGACAGCATTTATAGATCTTCAGCAACATCACAACAAACACAACAACAAACAGCAACTGATCCTGCAACTAACGCAAAAACAGAAGAAACAAAACCAGTACCAGTACCAGACAAAGAACTAAAGTTTGACAATCAATTTGGACAATTAAGTAATGATGAAATTGATGCTAAAATAGAAGAAAATAGAAAAGAAATTGATAAGTTAAATGAAAAATCATCAGACTTATGGACTGAGGAGGAAAAAGAAAAATATAAAGAGATATCAGCAGAAACAGATGCATTAATCAAGGCAAAAGTTGGCAATGATTTACAAGAAGGTATTCCAGAAGAGTGTAATGTAAGAGAAACTGCGAAAGGATTTACATTTAAAGACACTCCTCCGTGTGAAAAATATTTTAATAGTGTTGCATTCAGAGATGCGATAACAAGATATCAAACAGAAAGAGATCTTCCAGATCCCTGTGGAACATCAGAGATGTCCAAGATCAATACAGAACTGCAAAAGTTTTTTACAGTAATCAAAGGAATAAAAAAGTATGGTGATCTTTATGTCAATGGAACAATAAACAAACTACAAAATATCACGGCACTGATTAGAAGTTCCTCCCAAATTATTAGCGCGGTTCTTAAGACTCTTGTGAACCGACTAAGAGATTTTCTACTTGATAAAATAAGGAAAGGTATTGAGGATCTTATTGACATCATCCTCCCAACAATAGCAAAAACAATCAAAAATACTGTTATTCAAGCAGTTGTAGATAATATCTTTTGTGCCTTCAAAAATGTTATAAAGGGACTTCCAAATCTTGTAACTGATTTCTTATTTGAACTAATTGGAAAGATTGTCAATGTTCCTTTCTGTGCCGCACAACAATTTACCAATGCACTTATTAATAATATTGCAGCAATTGTTGACAAATCAATTGGTCCAGTTTTAGATCAAATCAACGATGTTCTTGGTGGCGTTACAAGAATCGTTGGTAATGTCTTTCAGGCACTTGATTATATTCTTGGATTTGAGGCATTCTTATGTGCAAAACCAAACTGTCCAGAAATTAAAAAGTTCAAAGCAAGTCCTTGGGGTGGACCAACTCAGGCACAGATTGATGATTTTGCAGGTTTCTTGGCACCTCTTGGTGGTAGACAAACACCAACAGCAGAAGGTATTATTGGATCAGCAACAGATTTTATTGATGGTATAGAAATATTTGGACAGCCACTTGGAGATTCTGCAGGAAAAATCCCATCAAATGTAACTAACTGTGATGTAAGTGCATTCAAGTGTGGTCCACCAAGCATTCAAGTCTTTGGTGGTGGAGGTGTTGGTGCAGTTGCGGAAGCAATCGTTGATAATGTCGGAAAAACAATCGGGATAAATCTTATAAACGGTGGTTCTGGATATACGAGACCTCCATTTGTATCCTTTGTTGATAGTTGTGAAGATACTTTCACAAGTGGATATGCGATAATAAGTGAATCTGGTACAAATAGAGGTCAAGTTGTTGATATAATACTTACAACTGCACCAACACCAGCACCACCAAGAGATGGAAGAACTGAGTTTGATCCACCATCAGATATTGTAGAACAACCATCGAATGATTTTGTTGTTTGTTTGGAAGGATTTAGAATCTTAGATACTGGTGTTGGATATACTGTAAATGATAGTATTGCAATCACACCAGATATTCCCGGACTTACAGCAGCAGTTCAGTTGACAGAATTTGGTCAGATTGTAAGTATTCAAATCGAATCGGATGTTTGTGGTCTTGGAGGATATCCAGAAATTGAAATAAATAGTCAAACAGGTGAAGGTGCAGTTATTGAACCAATCCTATCATTTACTCCTGTTGCCGAGTTTAATGAAACTGCAGATACTGGTATAGGCATAGATAGAGATCCACAGTTGCAACTAGATGGTCCTATTGATACTTTAAGAGGAAGAAATGTGTTAGTTGAAAGAGGATTTACAAGAAAAGATCTTGTTCGTGTTGTTGATTGTGTAAGTTAAATGACAAAACCAGTACCATCAGAACATCTTATTGCAGATAATCAGTATGGTCTCATTTTTATGGGACCATCTGGTGAAAAGGATAAGGTTGGAGAATGTTTAGATACTAATATGGTTGTGTCACTCAAAGGTGGACATAATCAAACTTATACATTGGGTGGAAATAAAGGAGAAATTGTTCCAGGATTTTCGCACGAGATTGTTGGTATTAATCTTTCTCAAGGGAGGAATGAATCTGAGAATGAAAATATTGCAAAATCAATCAATGCCGAAAATGGTGACATTGTATTGAATGCCGAAAACGGAAATATCAAACTCAGAGCAAAGAATATATACATTGAAACACTTGGTTCTGATAGTGACGGATCAATTCTGATTCGTGCAAATGATCATATTATTATGAGAGCAGATGAGCAACTTAATCTTGCAGGTGGTAAGGTTTGTGTGACATCTGCCGATAGTATTACACTGAACTCGAAAGGATACTTGAGATTATTATGTTCGGATATTATTCAAGGCAATCCACTATCATCAGCTTTAGAAACATTCATGCCGGGACCAGTTGCTAAATTAATTACAGATATTGTGGAGACTTGTAAATAATGGCATTTCAAAAATTAGAAACTGGAACACTAGATGTATTCAATCCAGTATTAGGTAGTGGATTGAATATTCCCGTTGGATTTTGGGAACCAGGATCACTTGCCGCACACAAAGGGCATTTTGGTCAGGGTGCAGTAGCTACTCCATTCAGTGCATCTCTTGTTGCCGGACCATCACTCACATCACCACTAACTTTTAATTCAACAGGTTTAGATGTTCATACTGGTGTTTGGAATACCTTTGGAACTGATATTAAAGCAGGAACTGATGTTTCTATTGGACCATTGAATGTTTCTTATAGTGCCATCTTTTCCGAATTAAATGGTCTCAAATCTTCAGTGACACCAGATTGGGGTGCTACTGCTCCAATCATTAAGAGCAATGGTGCATCTATTTTCGAAAATAGTCCAAATGGAAATCTGAATGGATTTTGGAAATATAATAATTCATTTATTTCTACTGGACCACATACTTCTGATATAAGATTGAAAAAGAATATAAAACCATTGACAAATGGTTTGGATAAAATTATGAAATTGAATCCAGTAACTTT